GAATCATGTTTACGAATATGCTCGCCAAACTGTTCATCAAGGCTGTAGATAGAATGCTCAAGCAAACCTTGGTCATATAGTTCTTGACAGATTACAGAATCTGCACCACCACCTGCACCAGGGTCTCCTGCTCCAGTAGCCGCTGCTAAACCTTCAATGTCTTGTGTAGTTGTTTGTCCGGTTGCTACTGCTGTAATAGTTGTTTCAGCATAGCCGTTACTTACCATTGCATCAATTGTATCTTTTGATGCTTCTGGAGTTTCAAAACCGCTACTATTATTTTCTATGCCTGATTGTGCAATACTAATTTCATCTGCTTGACTAATGCCAGCACCATAATGACCAAAAGAAGTATACGAACCGCTACCACCAATTGCAAAGTTAGGGCTAACTTCTCCACCCATTCCAAAAGCATCAAACATTTCTGCGCCTGTTTGTGCTGCTGTTGGTGCTGCTGGTGCTGCTGGTGCTGCTGGTGTTTGGTTTATAGCTGCAATTGCTTGCCTAGCCGAAGCAGGTGTTGTTGGTGCTGCTGGTGCTGTTGGTGTTTGGTTTATAGCTGCAATTGCTTGCCTAGCCGAAGCAGGTGTTGTTGGTGTACCAATAGGAGCCGGAGCTAGTGGTCCAAATTGTCCAGTACCTGCAATTTGTTGAGTAGCTGCTGGCGTGGTGGTTGCTGGTTTACTTTCTGAAAATAATGACGTAACAGCAGCAGATGCTCTACTAACTTGATCTGTTAAAGTTTCACCAGTAAGTCCTCGTTGTGTAGCAAGAGCAAATGGTCCCGGAGCTAAAGCACCTAGCGATAAACCTAATCTACCTTCAGGAGTAAATGGAAGAAGTTGTCCAATTGTTGCATCAGCCGCACGAGACAACGCAGTTGGGTCTTGCACAGTACCTGCAAGACTTGCTGCAAATCCCGGCTCTAGCATACCTATTTCAGCAGCAGTTAGATTACCCATTCCTGCTTTAGACGCACCCGCTATTGCATCTGTTACACTGAAATTATAATCTCCATAACTTCCTACATTACCCGGATCAAGCTGTGCTATTTCTGCATCAGTTGGTGTAGGTGTAATAGGAGCAATAGGATCAATAACAATTGTAGGAGGAGGGTCTGGTTGATAACTAGGAGCAATACGTCTACGAGGACTACCTTCAGGATCAACAACAAAAGGAGTGAACGTAGCTGAACCTCCCAGTTGCATTTCTTTTGCTTCTAAAAAACTTTTAATCGACATTTTTCATTACCTCGTTAACCGATGTCCTCAGTTGAAGAAGTTGTTGCAGCAAAGCCAGCTTCCCCTGGGCTTGGCGCAACGCCGGTTCCGATTGTTCCGTTGCCAGTCCCTGTAGCATCCATTGGACCTGTGTTTGCAGGAACTGTTCCGTTGCCTCCCATGCCTCCTGATTGTTCACCCATGCTCTCGCCTTCAGGGCTTGGTCCTTGCTGATTAACATTGAGACTCCTTAAAATTTCTGCGTACACTGCTGCTTCATCAGGATCGTTTACAAGTTCGCGTGGGTCCATGTCCTGAGAGATAGCAAGCTCTTTAATAAGATTCTGAATCTTCATAAATGGTGCAAGCATTGGATTGGAAACTGTTTGCAACAACATGGTAAGACGTTGACTACGTACTTCCTTCATCATTACAGAAACAGTACCACGAGGTTTGATTTCTAAATCACCATCAAAGGTTTCTGCTTTTTCATTGAACTGCATGTTCCATTGAAAAAAAGCCTCGCCCAATGGACGAAGCAAGTAGTCATCGATATTTTTAATAACTGTTTTAACATTAAGACCAGCAGAACCAAGCAGCATAGATAGACCAGATGCAGTTCTACCAGTACCTGTTACACCTGTTTGACCATGTGTAATACTTGGTATACCTGTTTCCTCATCAGCAAGCTGACGGGCTTTGTCATACATCTGCATGTTTTCACCAGCAGTGCTGGGAAACTTCAGACCGTTAATGCTGTGCCTGTTACGCCAGACTGACGCCGGAATACTTTACCCGGATAGATGTCAAAGTTCTGCCCCGGTACAAGCGAAGCCTCATCAACATCAAATACAAGATTGCCAGCAAGCGCAAGGTTATCAATTGCCATACGCATGTGGCCGTTCATTAAGAGTTGCGCGTCCTCCATATTTTCCGCCACACCAATTCCAAATACTTGATAGGGATTCTTTTCATACGGAAAAATTTGATAAGGGATGCGAGAAGGTGTAAAAGGGTTAAGAACAACTCGTAACACTTCTTCACCACATATCCAAGCGTTAACTTGAACAGAACTAATTTCATCCATGTCATAAGGGAGTTCCAAACCGTAAGCCCTAGCTGATGTAGCATCTAATGTTCCCCAATACTCTAATACTTCGTAACGATTTTCATTGTAGGTTGGATCGTGTTCTGCATAAATAGTGTTTTCAAAGTAACGCTCTTCGTAAGCACCACTCTTACCAAGCACACGATTAATAGCGGCAAGATCAAATAAAGGAATATCTTTTAGACTACGCAGTTGATCTCTATTTAAACGATGCCGCTCAATTACATACTCACAGTCATCTGCATCAACTGCACTTGGATCAGGATAGAAGTTCCAGCAAGATACGTGACCAACACGAGGAACTGTTTTCTCATACGGATTATAAAACCTTTGTCCGTCTTCACCCTTCTCCCACTTGTGTACCTTTTTATAAAAGTTAAATGGACCTTTCATAATACCTGTTCCAAGCAACGCTTGCTCAAACAGGGAACGACGAATTTCTTTTGTAGCTGATGTGTCAATCAACTGATCTTGTACAATCTTGTTAAGGCGACGCGCAGCAATATCTGCCGGTTTTAAATCCGGCTCTCCCAACTTGCTGTATCCTTTTTTTAGTGTAGCACCTTCTAGTTCTCCAGACAATCCTCCTAGTTTTGGCGCAGCCGCCTCAACAGACCCGGTGCAAGTTCCCGGCCATCACCCTCAAATCCATAAGGGTCGAGACTTGGACCACCTCCTCCCATTTGTTTTTCAACAACATCGAGATGAACAGCTTCCTCAATTCCTTCGGGATCAGGTGTAGGTTCGATGACTAAAGGAAAGTCACCACGACCAAAAAGGATTTCAGAAATCTGTCCGTAAGCAGCTAGAACTTTTACCTTCGTAATCTTTACGGTAACTTTAGACCGCTCAGATTCACGATACGTTTCTGACTCTTCAGAAAGTCCACGATAGTTTCTATACGAAGTCAGCCAGCGTTGTTCATCAGAACGACGACCTTCTTCGGCAGCAATAAACTTTTGCCGCACGTATCCCGAAAGACCAGCAACGACTGGTCCCGGTACTACAACAGGAACATCTTCTAATTCAGAAGAGTCAATAAACGACATAAAAGTTAGCCTTGCTCGGAGTAGAGACTATAGTCGTTTGCCAGCGTAAAAAAGTCAGGAGTCGTATGCTTATTGCCAGCAGGAGCAGGAGCAGAAACACTTTGCTCAAACTTGGTGTCAAAGTTTTCAAGTCCCTCACGAGGAGCAGGACCATCAGGCACTTCGTTCATCTCACCTTGGATCATCGTCTTGTAAGTAAAATCTTTTTGTCCGTACATTGTTTTCTCCTCAATACCCGAATACACTATTCATAGGGGCGTCTTGTTTTTGTGGTGATGACCAGCCATTATAAAGATGGCTAGGGTTCTCAACTTGTCTTGACATGCACATGTATCGCAAAGCATCGTAAGCATGATCAGAAGCTTTGGTATCTACATCTTCACTGTTTGTTTTACTCAGTGGAATAGAAGTTAATTCACGAATAAGGTTTACACAGTTAGAAAAAATTTTAATGTTCGCTCCGTTTTCAGGATCAACTCGCAATCGTTTGTGTATTTCTAGCTTACCTCGAATACGGTTCTTGTCAGCCGGTATAAAGCGACAACCCGCCTTGTTAATTAGTTCAGCAACTGTTAAGCCAGTGCCTGTTCTATTCCAAGATGCGCCATCAAGTACAGAAACAATTGGTTGAGGATCGCCCTCTTCCATCTCACGTATTTTTATTCCTAGCTCGTCTCCGTTTTGTCTTTTGATGTACAACTCTCTGTATATCCAGAGGTTATCATCGTGATCTAACGCTCCCCATAAAATACACGACGGACTCGTGAACCCATAATCTGCCGCCCTAACACGATACCATCCGTGGGGGAGTTCAAATGGATCGACAACATGATGAAACCTATTAAATTCGCTAAACGCCGCACCTTCCGCAATATCCCAGTCGCCTTCAAGTAATCTCTTCCTTTCTAACTCCGGTAAAGAAAGAAGCATCATCTCATATTCGCCACTGTGTAGCAGATATGGATTATCACTTAGCTTTGCTGGAATAAACTTACGTGTAAATAGTGGATCGTTAGGTTTTTCTGTGTGACTTGCAGGATAACGTAGTACCTTGCCTGTCGTAATGTCCGTAGCCCAGAAAGGACTGCTCACTGGTGCAGGATTAATGTAGGTTTTCTTTACCCAGTCGTGACCTGGTCCGCCCGGATTCGCTGTAGCTCGCATGTACGTCTTAATTTCTGGATTCGTTGTACGTAAACGAGAGCGAAGGTAGTCCCAAACGTATGGACTGGGGTAATGTGTGATCTCATCAATACCAATCCAGTTAAATGACTGTCCTTGGTAGCGACTTACGTCAGTATCCTTGTCCAAATACGAAAATAGAGCAGTAGCTCCAGAAGGAAAGACCCATGTGCTCTTTGCTTCTTTGAATACTGCCCCTTCAAAGGCTTTCGGATAGAATTGTTTGCTCTTATCTATCAGTTCTGTTAGCTCTGCTAGAGTGCGTCTAAGTAATAGCGCACGATGCTCGGTAATATGAGCAAATCTTAGCAGGTCAGCAAGAAGAGCGTAGCTTTTACCACCTCCTGCGGCTCCTCCGTAAAGTACATCACTCTCAGGTGATGCCAAGAACTCTGTTTGTGGTCCGGGATTGGGTTGAAAAGCTACGTCATTGTTCGCAAGTTCCTGCTTGAGACTCTCAGGAGCTACCTCAATCAAGTCATCAGTCAGTACTTGCTTTTTATTAAGCGCAGAGTCTAGTTGTTTAAGCTTCTTACTACGTTTCTGCGCTGTTTTAATTTGATTCTTTACAATACGCTGCACATTCTTCGTGCTACGGCTGCGATTGTAGTTACCTTTTGGATCGCCGGGTTGCTTTTTAGGTCTTCCCGCCTTACGTTTAGGAGCTTCTGTCATCAGGATTAAAGATTTCTACAGGTTCGTACTGTGATTTCTGTGGTAGAATGACAACAGCATGTAAATTCTTTGTTTCAACGACAGCCTCATGCCGTTTACTAATCCCACTACGATCTAGTATGTCCTGTGCAGCCTTAAAGCGTAGCTCAGTACGACCTAAAGGTTCTCCCTCAGTGTGTGCAGCCGTCATAGAATCGACAATCTGCTTTACAGCACGAGGAGATGTGACAGCCATCTCTAGTTTAGCCCGTTCAATAATCTCATCACGTAGTTGTGTAAGCACTGTGGGGTATGATGAACTTGCATAACCAGCAGCAGCACAGGACTGACGTGCATTACTAAATGTTTGGGGATTATCTACATCAAAGTAGTGTGTCATAAAAGACACCTGCTTCTCTGTAAGCTCTTTATCTTTTGTAACCAGTGATTTCATAAGCTATGTTTACATCTTTTATGATAGCGTCGATCTCATTCTTCCAAAAATTTAAAAAACTATGTAGTCGTGGTAGTTCAGGTAAGACATCCAGCTTTTGAAACATGAATGTTTGAACTAACGAAGGATAGTCTGGAAGATAATAAAGAACTTCTGTAGTTAAGACTACTTGTTTTTTTATTATTATCATAAGTATTAGTAATATTATTAATGTATTTAAAATAGTTTAAACTAGATTAAGATAAATATTATAATATATGTATTTAAACCTAGTTTATAATAACATTATAATATATGTATTTTAATATAGTTGATTAGCCCCGTCTTAGGGTGTCATTAATCATTCACTAATATGTTTATTATAGCATATTTTGAGAGTAAAGTCAACCCCTTGAGAGAAAATATTAATGTTGACTTTTTACAAAGTTTGAAAATTAGAAAAATTTTCTCAGGAATGCTATATATATATACCATACCCCCACTGGCCCATACCCGCCCATTGCTAATGTATATATAAACATATCCTTATATTGTAAATGTTAGGCTAAGAGTGAGAATGATTCTCAGTTGCATTCGTAATGTAGTTGAGAATCGTTCGCAAGTAGTGGCCCGGTTAATTTTCAATAGGCCCACAGTATACCGGCATGGTGAGAATGATT